ATGATCTTGTTTTTATTAAAAATAAATTTAATTTTTGTTATTTAATGTAAATTAAAATTTATATATCTAGTGATTCATCTAATTCAGTTGAGCAATGGTTTTTAATTTTTTTTTTAATTTTTTTTTCAAAATCTTCAAATGTTAAAACTAAATTATTATTAAATTTTTCATCATACCATTTAGTTAATATATTAATATTACACCTTTTTCGCTGAATATTGGGACACTTTTATTCAACGAAAAAAGCATAATTGCACTCATTACGAGCATGGTTGATACTTGACCTCCCAATTTTTAGTGTCATTTTTGATGGAGGTTATCACCTTTTGTTTGGGTTCAGCTTTTAATTCACCTTTTTCTAAATCATAATCTCTTCTATATTTTAATAATCTCTCTTTTTTATTGAGATAATGATTTACAATTTTTATCATATTATTTACTGCATTTTCATCACGATTTATACATCCTATCTGTCTGTTTTCCATTTTATATGTTAAGACAGAATGTAATTTTCGGATTACATCATTTGCATCAGGTAAATATAAATTTTCACAAACTTCTTCAGTTTTATGATTTAATTTTGATGTTCTAAATTCATCCAAATTATATACTTTCATTTGTTTTCCTATTATTCTTTTTAACCTATTATTTGGTGTTGATATATTTCCTTTATGACAATTTGTTTTAAATCCAAAATCACCATAAAATATTATTGCATCTTTACCAAATGTTCTTTTTATTTCTTTAATCATTTTAGTTTCTGTGTGTTTTCGGTTTAAAAATCCATACCACTTATACTTTCTAAATATTTCTCTATTATATTTTTCAAATAACATAGAATTAATTTTGTTCTTATTCTTAATAAATTCTTTAAATTTCTCAAAATTACAAGTTCTTGAATTATATTTTATCAATTCATTTTCTACTTTAGATATATCATTTTTATCTTTATAATTTTGAATAAGCTTTTGATATTTTAATCTTTTTGTTAATTTAGCATGTTTTCTATTAGTGTATCTATATTTTTTACCATTTTTATCTTTCATCATCATCAATATGTTCTTTCCTGGATCGCAAGTTAACCAATTATTATTTTTAACTTCTTCTAATTCTTTATCGTTCAAATCTTCTAAATATAAAAAGTCGGTTCCATTTAATATTTTTGCTTCTTTTATTTCTTGTTTTCTTTTTTCTAATATCTTATTTTGTTCTTCTTTGGGTAATTTTTTAAATGCTTCTTTTTCTTTATCTTTCTTTTCTTTTAATTTTAATTTATATTCTTGGTCTTGTTTTTTCTTATCTTCTTCTAATTTTTGTCTAAATACTTTCTTTTCATCTTCACTCATATCTTTCATTAATTCTTTATTTTCTCTTCTTTTATTTTTCATATTTTGTTTTTTTTGTTTTTCACTTTCTACTTTATCATTTAATAACATTTGAATTGATACTGAATAACCATCTGTATATATTTTATAATCAAATGTATAATTTGACTGCTCAAATATAGGTTTTTTAATATCAAATAACATAGTCCATACAGGTTCTTTATATGATTCAACATCATCTAAATATTTTTTTTTATCTTTCTTAATAAATAATTCTATAAGAGTTTTGGTGTCTATGGGACAAAATTTTTGTATAATATCAGTTCTTAATGGAAAGAATTGAAATGATTTTGTTTCTAATTTTTCTAATTCTAAACACATATAAATCATTGATTTTAAATATCTTTGAGGATTATTTTGAATATCAAACTCATAAGAATTGACAAAATCTTTATAAAATATATTTTCCTTATGTTTATTTATCCAGTAGTGATATTTTTCATTAGATTTTAATGTATTATTTATTAAATCTTGTTTAATTTCATATACATCTTTATTTAATTGTTTTCTTAATTGTGTTTTTTTCCCTTCTTTTGCTTTTTCTAATAAATCATTATTAATTTTTCGAAATGATGAATTAACAAATCTATTGATATATTTAAAAAAATGCATCTTAATATTATTTTCAATGTTAGTTAAAATATCAGTAGCCATTGAATTAATAATTTGAGATAAATATGAACTATTAATTTTATTTTCATAATTTAGATTTATATAATGTTCTTCATAAAATTTATTAAGTTCTTCCAATAATTTTAAATTTTCATCTGTTGGTTTATTACCTCTGTTATCTTTAGTAGATAATGTATTCATAACCATTCTAATAAGTTCTTCAGTTATAATAGGTATATTTAATTTATTATGATATTTATATAAAATCCATAATCTTAAAAATTGATAAGTATGAATAACAATTTGATTAGTTCTAAAACAAGTATCATTTAAAATAGTTTTAATGTCATCTTTTTTTAATTCATTATCAGGTTTATCATCAATAATAATTTTGTCTAAGACATATTTAACGGTAATAAATTTATCAGGAGGTTTTTTAAGAACACTCATATATATTATAATATTAGATAAAAATATATTTTTATATACTTTATATTTAATTAAAAAAAATAATATTATTTTTATACTTTAAAAAAATAATTCTATATATTTGTTTTTAATTTTAAAATAATTTAAAATATATTTATATATAAATTTATAATGGAAATAAAAAATAAAGAAAATAAGTATATATGTGAAAAATGTAATTTTAAATGTAATACAAAAGCCAGATGGGAGGCACATATTAAAACAGAATTACATAAAACAGGACAAAGGAAATTAAGAAGTGATTATAAAGAGCCGTATAAATGTGATAAATGTGATTATGAAACAAAAAACATAACAACAATGAAAATACATAAATTAAATAAACATTTGATGAAAGAAGATAGAGAAAAAGAATTTACTTATTATTGTAAATATTGTGATTATGGTTCATTTTCAAAAGATTCTTTTAATTTACATAATGATACAGAAAAACATAAACACTACTTATCATTAAAATAATATATTATAATTTATATTAATTTTTTTATGTATTATATATAATTATGAATTATCAAAATAAATATTTAAAATATAAAAATAAATATTTAGAACTTAAAAGCATAAATAATAATAGCAATACTAATATGATAGGTGGTGATAAAAATAATTTTAAAATTATAACTGATAAACCAAAATTAAAATATTTAAAATACAATGGTAAAAATATTATTCATACTATTAACACAATTGACAATGAAATTTTAAATGAAAATAGTGAGTTTATGATAGGAAGTATAACAAAAGTTTTTACTGGTATTCTGATAATTATTCTAAATGATAAAAATATATTAAATATAAATGATAACATAGATAAATATATTAAACCTAATGAAAACAATAAATTTGAAAATATTACAATAAATAATTTACTAAATCATACGGGTGGAATAATTTGGTATTTAACTTATAATGATATTCCAAATAAATATAAAATAGTAAATACATCAACAGAAGCTTTGGAAATTTTTATGGAAAAACCACTTTGTGTCAGTGAAATAGGTATTAAGAAATATTCATCAATGGGTTTTATCATATTAGGAGCAATAATAGAAAAAGTTACTGGATTAAGTTATATTGATGCATTAAAAAAATATATTTTAGTTCCTTGTAAAATGACAAATACAGATATTGGTGAACCAAACACAACTATGTATAATAACAATGCATCAATTGAAAATTCAAAAATAAAAGAGGATAAAATGGAAAAATATATGGTTAATGCAGGAGGTGGACTTTATTCAAGTATTAATGATATGATTAATTTTTCTAAATATATTCCAAAAATTTTAACTCCGTCACAAATTAAAAGATGTTATGGTTATTATGAAAAAAATATTATATCACATGGAGGTTTTATATATGGTGGAAAAGCAAATTTTAAAGTAGAATATACAAATAAATGGAAAATTAAAAGTATATTAATTGAATTAGAAACTTGGACAAATTTTGATTATTAAAAATATAAAATATTTTAATTATTTTATTAAAATATTAAACTTTTATAAATATTTATAGTATATATGGTTAATAACTATTCAATTGGTTTTAAATATACTACTGTTAAATTGTATTTAAAAATTGAAAGTATAAGAAAAGTTTCATTATTATTAGATTGTAGTAAATCATCTATACAAAGATGGGTTGAAGAATATTTTGAAACTGGTGAAATTAAAAAAGAATATAAACAAAGAAAAAGTAAATTTACTACCGAAATATTAAATTTTATTAAAGATTTAATTAAAAATAATATAACTATAACACTCGCTAAAATAAGTAAGAAAGTTAATAAACAATATAAAATAAATGCTTCAATATCGCATCTTTATTATATAATTAAATATAAACTTAAATTAACCCATAAACAACTAAGAAGTAAATATTATCCATTAAAAAAGATAAATATGAATATTATAAAGAATTAAAAAAGATTGGTATTGATAATATAATATCAATTGATGAAACAGGCTTTTATTTAAATATGAAAAAATCAAATGGTAGATGTTTAAAGGGTAGTAGATGTTATGATACAACATATACTTATCCATTTGTAAAATTTAATTTTATTTGTGCTATTAAAAATGGTAAAATAATAGGTTATAAATTATATAAAGATAGAGGTGGTATAGATGCGGAAAAATTTAGTGCTTTTTATGATGAATGTATAAAAAATAAATACAAAAAACATTTAATAATATTAGATAATGCAAGATTTCATAAATCTCAATTTGTAAAAGATAATATATATAATTCAAATAATCACGTTCTAACATAATATTAGTATTTATATAGTAATAAGAGGAAATATAAATTAATTAATTAATTAATTTATAATAAAATAAAAGTAAATAATTGAGTTTATTAAAGTAATTTTATGCTAAAAGCTATTATATAAAAACACGGTCCTCGATTTAACGAATTAGTTTAATTACATTTTCTAATCCTGACACATCTGTAACTCTAACACAACCTTTTAAATTTAATGTATGTATTAACCCTAGGTTTGATACATCTACTATTTGTTGACAATAGGCTAAATTTAATGTATGTACATGTCCTAGATTTGAAACATCTACTATTTTATATAATCCTTCTAAATTTAATGTATGGATTAACCCTAGATTTGATACATCTACTATTTTACTACAACCTTTTAAACTTAATGTATGGACTAACCCTAGATTAGACACATCTGATACATTATAACAATTGGTTAAATCTAATGTATGGATTAACCCTAGATTAGAAACATCTGTTATATTTTTACACCAAGTTAAATTTAATGTATGGGTTAACCCTAGATTAGAAACATCTACTATTTCACAATTACTTAAATCTAATGTATGTACATGTCCTAATGCAGACACATCTATTACTCTAATACACCTACTTAAATTTAATGTATGTACGTGTCCTAACGCAGACACATTAGTTACTCCAATACACCAACTTAAATTTAATGTATGGATTGACCCTAGATTGGAAACATCTACTATTTTTTCACAATAAGATAAATTTAATGTATGGATTAACCCTAGATTAGATACATCGATTATATTTGTACAACCACTTAAATTTAATGCATGGATTAACCCTAGATTAGACACATCTACTATTTTTCTACAACCACTTAAATTTAATGTATGAACATGTCCTAAATTAGAAACATCTACTATTTTGTTACAA